CGCAACCTGTTCGGCAGGCTGATCCCGGTCAGGATGGTAGGTCAGGATCTTGCCGTTCACCTCGGCGTCCCGAGTGATGCCGGCAACCGCAACATCACTTGTGGTGGCATCACAGCCGTAGAGCGCGATGGCCACGGCGGTCTGGCTGCCATCAGTGGCACCGACAGCGCTGGCCAGGTATTTGCCGCTGGCGGTGATTTTACCCAGCACGGTGCCCGGCGCGATGATGCCCGCGCCACTGGCGATGGTGATGTTTTCCCGCGAGCGCTGGCCATTGGCCTCGGTCATCAGGAATTCGCCGGGATGCCGGCCTTCTGTGAGAACAGTCATGGTCTCGGTCTCCTCTTCAGCCGAAGCGTGCATTGGCATGGGTGATCGCTTTCGACCACCCGGCCACGCTGCGTTCGGCGCGGTTGCGTTGATCGGCCGGGGTTTCAGCCCCGAGCTCGGTCTCGTATGCGGCCCGGTCGGCGATCGTCGTGGGGACCGAGGCCTTGGGGGACGCCGTCATAACTTTCGCGGCATCCACAGCCGTCATCTCGGTCTCGAGGGCCAGAACCAGCGCTTGCGCCTCCCGGCCCTCGGCCTCGGGCGCTGTCAGGATGGACTTGATGCGGGACGTGGCCTCGGCTTTGCCAGCGGTGACACCGGCGGTATGCGCCTCAGTGCGGGCTGCATCGACAGCGGCTTGCACGTCGGCTGAGCTGATGGCCGTCGCCCCCATAGCTCCGGACGCGTTTGACGCGCCGCCCTGCGGCGCCTCGTTCTGGATGGTTCTGGTCATGGGTCTTCCCTTTCTCTGGGGAATTGCCCCGGAGGGCGGTTGCGAGAGCGCGGCGATAACCTCGTCGAGGCTCGCCATGCGATCGGCGAGACCTTGAGCAATGGCATCAGCGCCAAGATAGGTGCGGGCTTCTGTGGCCCGGATCGCGGCAGCGCTGATCCGGCCAGCACGTCCCTCCGCAACGAGACCGACAAACTGGTCATAGATTTTGAGGACCTCGGCCTGCAGATCAGCGCGCACCTCATCTGACAATGGCCCGAACGGGTTGCCGTCGATCTTGTGCGCCCCGGCATAAATGAGCGTCGGCTTCACGCCGCGGTCCTCAAGCTCGCCCGAGCGATCGAGATGCGTCAGCACAACGCCGATGGAGCCGACCATGGAGGTGGGCGACACGACAATTTCGCGCGCAGCACTGGCAATGCCATAGGCGGCGGAGGCGGCCACATCATTGACGAAGGCCACAACCGGCTTCACCTCGTTCACAGCGCGAACGAGGTTGGCCGTGGCGAACATGCCCGTGGCCTCGCCGCCGGGACTGTCGATATCCAAAAGGATCGCCTGCACATCCGGATCTGCTTGCGCCTCGCGCAACTGCGCGGCAATGCCCTCATAGGAGACCAGCCCCGAATTGGCACCGATCCAGGCACCGCGGTTCACAAGGCTGCCGACGATGGGCAGGATGGCAACGCCGTTTGCAACGCGCATGGAACCGACACTGCCATTGTCGCGGCGATAGCTGCCGACAAAGCGGTTTGATTGCGGGTCCGGAGCCGCCAATGGCTCGATGCCAATCCGGCCCTGCAGCACATGCAGGATCAGATCAGCCTTGTCCGGGTGCAGCAGCAGCGGCCGGTTCAGCACGCGGCCCGCAATTTGTGCCAGTGTTGACCCCACCGGGCTTTGAACGATTTCCGGTGGTTCCGTCACCTCACCCCTCCTGTTCCAAGCGCAAACCGCCGCGGGCCACGGCCCTGTTGCTGGGCACATTGCTCCTCAAACCCCCGAATGACGGTCAGCAATCTGTCGGGATAGGCCCGGTGATAGGTCACCGAGCGTTCCACTCCGTTCGATCCCGCCCGGAAGCGCACCTCCATAGCGCCTTCCCCCGCGACGAGGCGGAAATAGACCTGCCGCAGGCTGGCGGCCGCCGCGCAGGGATCGGCCTCATCAACGCTGATGGTCATGTCTCCGCCTCTTCGCTTGTGTCGTCAGTAGCTGTAGGACCACCGCCCTGCGCGCCCATCATCTGCGGCTCGGGCAGCCCGTATTCAGCCCGAAGCGCCTGTTCCTGCGCAAGTTGCTGATAAACATCGTCCACATCCGCCCCGAGATCGGTACAGATCATCGCATCAGACATGACGCCGAGCCGTTTCCACACCTCGTGCGCCTTGGCTTTTTTCAGATCATCGGCCTGCGGACGCGGGTCGCCGCGCCATTCCGCGCGGCATGCAGCCGTGCGATTAGCCATGAACCCGGCAATCCCGCCCGGAAACGGCAGGCTGCCCGCCTCGATCTCTTCCTCGAGCCAGGCCTCATAAATGGGCTGGCAGAACGGCGCCATGATATTGCGCCGCCGAGCTTTCGTGATGGCAAAGATCTCCGTCGTCGCCGCCTGCAACGAGGAATAGGTCGCGCCGACATTGTCGCCAGTGGCGCTTTCATAGGTCAGCCCCAGGCACCGCGCGAGTTCGCGCAGAAGATGCATCGCAAAGGCGGCATAATCCGACGATGGATGGTTTGATGTATGGAACTTCAGCTCCTGTCCCGGAAACAGATGCGCCAGGCGGCCATTGATCCCGACATCCAGCGTGCTGCCGTCATAATAGCCTGCGACCATTTCGATATAGGCCTCCATCGGCGAGATGCCTTGCGCCAGCATTTGCGCCTGTTCTTGGGGCGTCAGCAGGCCCTGCAACACCTGTTCCGTCGGTTCATCTGAGGTGATGGTCACCGCAAACAGCGTCTGCACGATTGCCGCCATCAGTGTGGCATCGGCCAGCTGGTCGAACTGCCGCGCAACTTGCAGCGCCGGAACCAGAGGCGAGATGCCCCGATGTGTGCCAGGCGCGCCTTCAAAGATATGAATGACGCGCGGTCGGCCCGCCGCATCCCGGGCGCGCACATCGTATTCCTCTTCATGCCGAAACAGGTCCTTGCGAATGGCGCGGTAGCCCACCGGCATGCCGTCGGCATCCGTGTAGACGCCGTTGATCAGCCGCCTCATGCTTTCCGTTTTGCGCGAAAGCCGCTGCGGCGGCAGCAGTCGCACCTTGGTGCCGTAGCGGTTCCATGGCCGCTTGCGCCAGGGCAACTCCGCGAGAATTTCGCCCGTCACAAGCCAGGATCGAAACGCCGCCGCCTGCATCTGGCCAAAGGTCCTCAAGCCCTGAATGTCGCATTCCTGCGCGCTGCGCGCCCAAAGTTCGAACCGGCGCTCCACCGTTTTCGCCCAGTCCGAGGCCTCGGCTGGCGTCATCCCAAAAGTCTCGTTCTCCGGCAGCGCCTTCAGTTGCAGCCCGGTGCCCACGGTATTGGCGACGCATTGTTCCATGGCCCCGGCCAGCCAGCCGCTGTTGTGCAGGAGGTCACCCACCCGCGCGGCCGCATCGTCCCAGGCCTCACCAATATCATCCTGGCTTTCCCGCAGCGCCGGTTTCCAGCCCGCAAAGGTGACGCCGCGCCCACCGCGCATATATTTGCCCGAGGGTTTAGGGAGGGTCATCCCCTCAGGCCCTGCCGGTTGAGGCAGCGCCTCGGCCAGCAGAGTCTTCAGCTTTGACATCACGGACATGTGATCTACCTCTCACTTCTGCTGTAACGCGCGAACATCAGCCGTTATTGCAGGGCGCTGCTGCCACCGCAGGGGTTTGGGAGGAGTCCTGCGATGCCGGCGGCAGCGTCACCTCAGCATTGTATAATTTCCATCGCCTCATCGACCTCGGTTCAGGGCGCTGCCTTGCCGGGCGAAACGCGTGCGAAGCGCAGTACCACTTGCACGGTTTTGCGGGGTCTGCGCTGCCGACTCGCTTGCCTCCCTTGCCGCATCCCCAACCCGACTGGCATCATGCCCCTCGGGCACCGCCGCCTCGATGGAAGTCTTGCGCTCGATGCCTTCCGGGATCCGCTGAACGTTGAATGCATAGCCGATGGCAGCGCAAAGCGCCTCGCAGTTGCCAACTATGATGGCCTTGCCATTTCGGCGCGCTATCAGCGTTCCGTTTGGCACGGTCACGCAATACACCATCCCGGAGTAGGCGACGTTTCTGAAAATCGGAGCGTTATCTGCTCGACGCAACGAGGCGGCAGGCGCCCGAATTTCAGAGACGTGATACTGGTCGACTGTGTTGGGCGAGGTCCGTCCGTTGATGGAGTAAGGCTTGGCATCGCGTCGGATGATATTTGCGCTCCGTCCGGCCTTGATAAAAAGCTCCTGCATATCGTCAGCCAGCTTGGCGCTGACCGTCGCATAGGCACGATACCCATTCTGAACCCATCCATCGCCTAGGATGGCGGCATCAAGAAACCGGTCGATCAGGTCGCTGCTCGCACGTCGGACAAAACCCGGAACGCGCCTGGAGTAGCAACGACCATCCTCGCCTGCGCAGTCAGCCAATGCCGCCGCGATCTGCCGCGATGAAATGACGAACTGTCGCCCACCATGGATGCTATATTCGAGACCCATCCGATCAAGCAGAGCCGCAATGCGGTCTGCCTTTTCACCAGGGCCCTGCGAGATAACAACCCTGGCATAGTTGCCTTGGTGGGTGGTATGCCCGCCGCAGATGTACCAGCCAAGAAACTCACACCAGTCTCCGGCATTGAAAGATCGCTCTGGCTCACTCAACTCTCGCCAATTGGTCGCCTTGAGTGATAACTCAGGCAGGGTCACGACATCGTGTCGCTCACCTACCCAATTCGAGGACCGTTTGAGCGTGTGCCAAATGGTCAAATCCTTCGCCAAAGTTATGCGAGGGGTATTGTCCACAGGGTTCCTGCGCTGCGTCACCATCCGGTGGTTAGGCGTCACAAGAAGGTCCACTGCCCGACCTTTGATCTGGACCATCTCACCCGAATGCCAGCGCGAGACTGATTTGGTCGCGCCCTGATACTCGATCACATCGCTGTCCAGATTGACCGTTGCGAAGCGGCCCACGTAAGAAACCGCGTCCTCGACACGCATCCAGCCATCTTCGGTCAGAAGCTCGGTATCGGGGTCGAAACAATCGAGGAAGTGGTTGTTCCGGCTGCGCTTGACCCAGACCGGCTTGCCCTCCACGACCACCCGGGCTTCCGAGGTCAATTGCCTGCAATAATCTTCTGAGACCTGTTCGTGGACATAGAAAGCACCCGGCACGTCCATGGGCGTGCGGATGCGCGAGATCACCAGCGACTTGAAAAAGTCCGACGACAGCGTCACGAGGTCGATCGAGTAAAGCGCCCGCTTGCCGTCCGGTTTGACCTCGATCTTCGAGACCTTGTAGGGCGGGCTCTGGATATCCTTGCCCTTGGTCGGGGAGCACAGCCAGCTGTAGCGGCGGCAGAACTCGTAGACCTTGTGCTCGTTGCCTTGCTCCGGCTTGTCAGGCCGGAAGCCGCTGTCGATGAACACCTTTTCGATCTGCATTCGGCCAATCGGCTGCAACATAAGATCGGCCAGTGCGGACCAGACCTCATCATCCTCGGTGGGGCCATATAGCTGGCCGTTGTCGACCATCCACGACGATCCCCGAGCCCCAAAGGCCCGGATCACATAGACAAGGCTGAACTTCTGCACGTCGACGCCCATCACCAGCCGCAGGCCGCCCAAAGGGACCTGCCCAGGCTGATACGGCAGCCGCCGCTCCATGATTTCCTGCCATTCCGGCACGTCGCCCGAGGCGGTCATGGCGTAGCACTCGCCGAAGCTGGCGTTCATCGCCGTCTGGATCCGGTCGTGATCGCCCGATTGCAGTGCTGTCAGATAGGTCTCTGCCCGCTGGCCCCAGGTGACGAAGGGCGAGCACAGGCCCGAGGTCCACATCGACAAGGTCGAGTTGTCCTCAGGCGCACCTGTTACGTGCGGGGCGTCATTGCGCAGCTCCACACTCTGCCCAGGTGCCACCATTGCACCCCGAGCATTCATCCATGCCTTGTCCTCTTCGGTGTGGATCCCGCCGCAGCGTGGGCAGAACAGCGAAGCCGATCGCTTGGCCACCGAAGGTGTCGCCCGGTCCGGCCAGTGCAGCTGCTTGAACCGCGGCACAAAGTAGTCGTTGCAGTGCTTGCACGGCCACGCCCAGTGATGCCGCGTGCCCTCCTGAAACAATTTCCAGATCGGGCTTTCCAAATCAGCCGGTTCGGACCGCGACCAGAACTCAAGCCCGCTATCATCGTTCAACTCGATTTCCACAAGACCCCTCGCTGGTGTGCTGGTGATCGCGGTCACGAAGTCGGCGTAGGTCTCGCCACGGGCTTCAACGAGACCGAGCACATCGCCTTGGCCCCTGACGTTCGCC